TAAGGAGACCCTTAGGCTATATATAGATTAAACCCTGTAGTGTACTTAAGGAGACCCTTAGGCTATATATAGATTAAACCCTGTAGTGTACTTAAGGAGACTTAAGGAGTTACACAGGGAGAGCTCTATAGTGTACTTTAGATAGGTATTGTTAGTTGTTGTTTATAAGATACATACTTAGTATACTTACTCTCGAGGTACATTAAGAGTACTCTTTAAGTACATCTAAAGTACTCTTTAAGTATATCTATAGTAGCACCCGGGGAATACACTCTATTAGGGGACAGCTAAATTTCTTTCCATCCGAAACGTCTGATTTGTTTGCTTTTTGGTGACATGTTTCTTGTTGTGAGAGAGAAGAGAGATTGTGCCTGCCTCTTTGTTAGGTTAGTCCACACTAACTTTACGGTGGTATTGGGGATGCATTCTCCTTCCTGATCTAGGTCTTCCGCTGTTATTGGTAGGTTGGTGTCATTTCAGCTCCTCTAGTTTAGCTCCTAATTTGAAAATGGCTAAGCGTGTCGCTTGTATTGGATTTGGTGTATCATTATAGAGCACTGTAGATACATACATTACATTATCTTTTATGATAGACACTTCTACGTAGCCATCTTTAGGATCTTTATCTGATACGAATTGCTCTACTTTTAACCCTAAATTGACCATAATCTCAAATGCATGGTGATTGTTGAGGATTGTGTGACTCATTTTGTGATCCTGTTAATAGTAATTAGTATTAGAAACGATCGTAGAATCGTCTGAAACTAGGTAGTTGATAGTAGGGGTGCTAGATAGTGTATTTATCGATATAAATCTTTAGTTTTTCTATTAGAGCTTTTTCGTGTTCCTTTACAGCGTATTGGATCATAGCATGTGTGTTCCTGTAAGCTTGTGAGTAGAGGCGTTCATCTCCAGATACGAAGAGATGACACGGTAAGCAAAGAAGTCCTACCATTATACCTTCTGTGCTTTTGTTATTACAATCTTTTACTGTACATTTATACATATTAGTGATAGTAGTTATTTGTTATGTTAGAAGCTACGTAGGTATGGTAGCGTTGCTCTTTGATTTTATCCCAGAGAGATAACCAAGTTGCTTTCATTAAGTAGTCTTCGGAGTCGTCAAGATGAGGGGATAGCTCTGTAACCATTGTTTGTTGTATTTTTAAGATTGAATCCCATAGGTCGGTAGGTTTAGACATAGATTATATATTTCTCGGTAAATATCTTCTTGATATCATATGGGATAGTATCCATGAGGGTATCTATTGCAGCCCAGATAGTATCTCCTTGTATATCATATGTTTCTAGGTGGTTTAGTTTGGTTAGTAAGGTTATTCTGTGGGTTTCCATTATAGCCTCCATATAATGATATCTAGTAATAGGACTATTAGAGCTAAGATATATACAAGGTTTAGTATCAATCTATTTTCCTTAGTTGTTTAATAGCTATTAACTTACCGTGTAGGAAAGTCTTTTGCAAGCCTGTATTTGGGTCGTATACTCTTTGGTATTCAGAGTTTACTTTGGCCTTTATACGGGCTATTAATTTATCGTATATTTCTTTGGCTGTTTCAGGGTCTGGTATTTTGAAGGTAAATGGCATTTAGTTATGTACTCTATATTGACGGTTTAGTATTTGTTTCATATTAGTAGATACCCATTTGTTAACATTAATACAGTAAGTTTCAACTCTATTTCCGTCGTTAATCGCCTTTATTACTTTTGGAGTTAATGTGTAATAGTCGTGGTAAGTAGGTAACGGCGGGAGTACTCGGAATAATACGTTTTCATCGCATATGTAGGTTAATATGAAAAGGTCGCTTGGTACAGATACCCAGGGTTCACTATTATGGTCACCAATAAAGTATTGGACTTTTTCTCCTTTTCTGTAAGCAGTTACGATGTCAAGCCTTTGTTTCAGTACATTAGTGTTCATTTATGACCCCTTATGGAAGGTTAATAGCTCAGATTCGACAGATAATGCCATTTCCTCTATTAATTCGACTAGTTGATTAAGTGGTAAGTTTTCGTATATTGACCAGACTGATATTGAATGGTCATTGAATACCCTTTGTAGTTGATCTTCGTTAGCCTCTGTTATCTGGTCGTAGATACCTACTTCGGTATCACCTTTGCAGCTAGTGAAGTGGTGTTGGATTGAGACTTGCTTTGATACGTTGGATAGCACAGCGGAGAACTCCTTATTTAGTTGTTGATAGTAGGAGGACTAGGAAGGATACTGCGAACATACCTATCCCGATGAGTGCTGAGCGGATACAGATTGTTTTCATATTAGTATATCACAACTTCATAGGTTACTGGTGAGAAGAGTTTGAGTTCTTCTATGTGTACAGTTTTGTGAACAAGTACGTTGCTCTTGCGGTTATATATGAAGTACATAATAGCTCCTTAGTAAGTATAAGCGTTGTCGTAATTACCGAATGATATCCGGTGCATTCTGAGAATAGTATAGAACAACCATTCCCAGCTGTCTGCATCCCAGCTGTCTCTAAATACGATGCAGAATCCACCGTTCCATTTCCTTTTTAATTGCATGATATTCTCCCTTTGGTGATATATATATAGGTTGTTTCTATATAACTGTTAGTGATTTCAACCCCCTCCTTTACTAACATTCTAACTAAACTCCACGTCCTCCCTAGTACATTCTGAGCTTCTCCACCAGTTATCCACTAGTCCTCTCCCACTTTCCCCCACAATGTACCACGATTTGCCCCTATTTGGTGCATATTCATAGTTCTACTTGCGGTTCAACTCCGCTATCCGGTCTTTGACCGGCCGAGCGCGAACCCCGTAAGGGGCCGACGAGCGCGGATGCGCGAGGAGGTATTAGCCGAGGAGGTATTAGCCGAGGAGGTATTAGCCGAGGAGGTATTAGCCCGAGCGATAACTTAGCTCCTTTCCGAGNTTATTACGGATNGTACTGCGNATGNACTGCGANTGNACTGCGAATGCACTGCGAATGCACTGCGAATGCACTGCGAATGCACTGCGAATGCACTGCGAATGCACTGCGAATGCACTGTTATTCCGGGATATCCGGCGATTGCGGTGGTTTCGCAGGCGAGGGCGAACTCCGAAGGGGGCCGGCGAGCGATAACTTAGCACGGATGGTCTCCATTTCAGACCAATGTGCGTAGTACTTCGCCTCTGATACCCACCTGTTCTCTAGGAGTTCACTAAGCCTAACCCTCAGTTGTTCTTCTGTCATGGTTATCTCCGGTTAAAGGGGCGAATGCCCTGTTGTTATGCTGCCTCCTGTACATCATAGAACCAGACATTGGGGTCTCCCCCTGCCGCTATGAACTCGACAGGATTACCCTTATCGAAGAGTTCTTGTAGTGCCTTGCTCAGAGCCTCGATAAAGGACTCCTGAGAGAATCGGTCAATACGACATGACCTGGTCTTGCCATCAGAGCAACGGACGATGATGGTCCGTATGTTGTCATCGTACTTGAGGTCGTCTATAACTACCGGTTTCGAGTAGCGATCCACACTAAACGCACCGTTAGTTTGGAACACAGGTGCTTCTCCCCTCTTGGTCACGAAAGCTGGTTTGTAGGCGTATGCCATAATTATCTCCTTAATCAGATACCCCTGATCTACGGGTTCGAGTGAAGACCACTCTCCACTTACCTCTTGTTAGTAGTAAGCAGGCAGTGTTCAATATGCCAGAACAAAGTATAGTTCTGTGAAGTGGTATATTGCTGTCACTACCAGCAGGGTGATTGCAATTATATCTTCTATCATGATTTTTCCTTCGATCCCCAGGAACCTCTGAGGTACAGGTAGAGCGAACGCTCTGGACAGGGGCCGACCGACAGCCGCTGACCACAGCGAACCCGTGAGAGAATGAAGGGGGGCCTTCAAAGGCCTCTTGGGTTATACTCTCACACTTCCTCGATTTTCCGTTTAAGCTTGAGAGGGTACCTCTAAGTTTCTCCCTAAGTACCCCCTAAGTAAAAATCCAAAAATATTCCCAACAGCTCTTAAGTTAGTCCCCACTCACTAACCGAGCATAGTACGTAACATTCCATGCACAATACTATTCACAATACTATTCACCCCCTCTCAACAGACGGAGTCCGGTTACCTCCAAAGTTCTATTCACAGACCCCTTCTAGCCGGTCCCTAATAGAGGAAGTAATTATTTACTAACTAATTCGAGGGAAAAGGGAGATATCCCCTTCTAATGGCTGTAACCACTAGATACCTCACCATATACAACTCTTACAGGAGTCATTATGAACTACCAAAGAATTTACGATAACCTTATTTTGAATAATAAGGATAATCAAAAACAAGCCGGATACGAAGGACACCACATAATCCCAAGATCAATGGGTGGTTCCACTGAAATAGATAATATAGTTTTTGTGCCAAGCCGAGTGCACTTTATTCTACATATTTTATTATTTAAAATATATAGAAACAAAGAGATGGCTTGTGCATTTATGTTTATGTCTAGGTTTAGAAGGTATAACTCAAAGGTATATTCAAAGTTAAAATCTGTAGCATCCGAGTTTCATCCTAGTAAACTCGAAGAGAATAGAAAACTGGCAAGCAGACGTATGGTTAACTTGAATAAAAGAGTTGAATCAAAAGAACGTACACGCCTTCAAATGCTTAGGCAACACGAAGACCCCGAATTTACAAGGAAACAAAGGTTAACAGTAATAGATCCTAAAGTTAAAAAGAAGATGGCTGCAACCAAAGAGTTGAACAGGAAGACGGAGAAGTGTTACGAAATTACATTCCCAGATCATTCTAAAATAATCATATTAGGATTATCTCGTTTCTGCAGAAAAGTTGGTTTAGCACATCAAGCTTTGAGTGCTGTTTCTCTTGGGAAGAGGACACACCATAAAGGGTTTACTGTAAAAGAATTACCAAGGGAGATGTACATTGGCTAGTAATATTCAAGTATTAGAGGCCCTACGTGAGCTTAAGAAACGTGAACGTATCTCTGAATATAATAAAAATTTTGAAACGTTTGCGAAAGAGCAAATTAAAATCTTAGGGAAAGACTCTTCTAAAGGTTTTCAACCTTTTCTGTTTAATAGTGCACAACGAATAATCAATGACCGTATCGAACAACAATTAAAAGAAACAGGTAAAGTTAGAGTTATTATTTTAAAGGCGAGACAGATGGGTGTCTCGACTTACACAGCAGCGCGTGTATTTTGGAAATCATATTTTAATTCTAATAATAAATCGTGCATCATGGCACATGACAGTTCAACATCTGATGCTCTATTCACTATGAGTAGGAATATTATTGATAATATGTCAGAAGACATGCGACCTGTCTTTCAAAAGTCTAACTCTAAAGAGATTCTTTTTGAACATAATAATTCAGGTTACAAGTTGTTCACTGCTGGAGCACCTGAGGCAGGGAGGGGTCTTACACCAACCATTTGCCACCTTAGTGAAACAGCTTTTTGGAACTACGATGAAAGGATCTTGTCAGGTCTCTTTCAAGGAATATCACAAGCTAACAATACAGAAGTAATTATCGAATCAACTGCAAACGGGGTAGGTAATTCTTTTCACAGATTATGGGTTGGTGCAGTTAACGAAGAAAACGACTATATCCCAATATTCGTTCCTTGGTTTTTAATGGATGAATACCAGCGAAAAGCCGCAGATTCTTTCGAGATTACTGTTGAAGAAGAAGTTTTAATAGCAAGGTTTGGTTTAACAAATGATCAGCTCTATTGGCGTAGACTCAAGATTGCCGAATCGGGTGAATCAAAATTTGCCCAGGAATACCCAGCAACAGCTGAAGAAGCCTTTGTTGTATCTGGATCCAATGTCTTCAACCTAGAGAAGCTATCGAAATTAATCCCACAACCCATCTTGGCATCTAAAGAGTTTAATCAAGAATCTAAGATGTTTGAAGATATGAGGAGAGGCCCACTAGAGATATACAAATACCCACAAACAGAGTCTGGTTTTGCTGTAGCTGGAGATGTGTCTTTAGGTGTTGGCAAGGACTACTCCTGTGCTGTTGTTATCAATAACCAGAGACAAGTTTGTGCTGTTTACCGTAGTAATACAATAGATCCGTCTCTCTTCGGTGACCTCTTATTCTACCTCGGTAGGTATTACAACAACGCACTTTTAGCTGTAGAGTCTAATTCTATGGGCATTGCTACCTTGAACAGGTTAGTTCAAATGAACTATGTTAATATATATTACCAGACAAAAATTTCGAATATTTCTAAAGAAGAAGGCACTAGGATGGGGTGGAGGACAACCTCTGCTTCTAAGCCTGCTGTAATAGGTTTCCTTAAGAATGCCATTGAAAGCGATGAGATCTGGATACCATCTAGGGTTATGATAAGCGAACTTATGAGCTACGTTTCCGACGATACTGGTAAAACCAACGCATCTTCCGGAAATAACGATGATACTGTTATTGCTCTAGCTATTGCTCTTGAAGTTATCCGTACACATGGTGATAAGTTAACTACAACAAATGTACCGTTCTATCAAAAGGTCGGTAGTTATCAAGAAGTACCGACAAGTTGGTTATAAAGGAATAAATATGATCTATGATACTAAACTACCCCAGCATGAGCGGGAACAACTACAGGGGATGATGAACAAGAGGGAACCTAATAAACTGGTTAATCCTAAAGAGAAGATTGGCGAGAAGATCCCTAAAGATTTCTATGCTCGTAGCCCTCAGAAATAATCAGTTCCATGTGTCCACCTAATTGGTGACTCGTTAGGGAACGAAGTAGTCACACTTATAACAAGTCATTGTATTGACTTACCGGCGTGTAGCTGGATGAATGATTGATTGAAAGGATATACAATGATTGAGAAAGTAACAGACGAGTCTCTTCTCTCTATAATCGAGCAAGAACTTATGAATGCATCAGGAGATTTCCTGAACTCATCTGATATGGCTAGGGAGAGGCAGAAAGCTACCTATGAATACGGGATGATGCCACTAGGACACCTAACTCCACAAGGTGTCTCTCAGATTGTATCTTCAGATACAGTTGAAGCTATCGAAGGGTACACAGCAATCATTGCTGAACTAATGTTCAATAATGAGAAGATTGCTAAGTTTATCCCTTCAGGGCAATCACCTACTTCATATCATAATGCACGAATAGCTGCTGACCTAGTTAACTACGAGATCTTTAAGAAGAACCGTGGTTGGGAAATATTGAATACTTGGGTTAAATCTGCTCTCCTTTGGAAGAATTCCGTCCTTCGATGGGAATTCGTTGAAGATCACGAATACAAATTTGAAGATTTTGAGAAGATATCTCAAGAGAATCTTGATATCCTCCTTGCTTCTCCTGATATTGAGATCGTAGGTGAACTTAAGTACGAGCATGAACTTGCTACAAATAAAGAGACCGGCGAAGCAGAGTATGCAATGACATACCACGATGTCCGTCTAAAGCGTAAGATTAATAAGACTAGGGTTGCTATTCGGAATGTAACTCCAGAGTCTTTCCGTATTTCTAAAGATGCTTCTTCTCTTGAAGATGCTTCTTTTGTAGGTATCCAAGTTGATCTGACACGATCAGAGATCCGTAAGTTCTACCCTGATGCGGCTGATCAGATCGATTGGGATACTGTTGGTGACGGTCATCAGACTTGGAACATGATGTATAACGAAGAGCGTTCTGCAAGGAAGACCCTTGTAGGTGAATCGTTCTGGAATACAGGAGCTTCGCATAATGTAGCAGAGGCCAATAGGACACTACCTGTCCTTGAGTGCTGGCTCGCTATTGATAGAGACGGTGATGGCATCGCTGAACTCAAACACTTCATTATCGCTGGTAAGACTATCCTCCTTGAGGAAGATACTGATTGTGTACAATTAGCATCTTTATGTCCATTCGAAGTACCTCACGAGTTCAACGGCTTATCAGTTGCTGATATGATCCGTCCGTCTACCTCAGCAACTACCGCTATTATGCGTGGTTTTATTGAGAATGTATACCTAACTAACTATGCTCCAAAGCTTGCTGATCCAAATGTAGTTGACTTCTCTGCCTTGCAGAATATGAAGCCTAAGCAGTTAATTGCAACTAATGGGAATCCACAACAAGCTGTAGCTTCTCTAACCCCCGATACTATTAGTCAAGGGACTGTTCCTATCTTGGAACTATTGCAGATGCATAAAGAACAAGCCACGGGTTTGTCTAAAGCTGCTCAAGGTCTAAACGATACGTTGTACGTCTCGGGTAACTCTGAAGAGAAGATGCAACGTGCGATGTCTGCTGCTCAGATCCGTATTCAGTATATGGCTAGACGCTTCTCTGAGACCGGCTTTAAGCGTATGGTTGAAGGTGTCTATAAGGTAATCCGCGAGAAGATGCGTAATCAGACCGTAGGTTATTTTGATCAGAACGATGTCTATAAAGAAGTCGATCCTGCAATCCTTCCTGACAATATGCTGTTACGTATTGATGCTGATGTAGGTGAGAACAGTAATAGTAGTATCGTTAAGAAGATGACAATGGTTGGTCAACAGCTTATTCCTGCACTGCAACAAGCTGGTGCCGGTGCTGTAGTTAATCCTGCAGCAGCTGTTAGGGTTGCATGCAAGACACTTGAAGCTCTTGATCTTGATCCTATGGATTACCTTGTTGACTACACTACACCTGAGTTTATGCAGAAGGCAGAGCAGTCAAGGCAAGGTGAACAGCAAGCTCAAGAGAAGATGAAACAGTTGGAAGAGCAGAAGACGCAATTGGCGCTAGCTCAAGCACAGGCTACTTTAGATTTTACTAATACTCAAGCTAAGAACGCTCTGCAAGATAATACAAAGCAATTTATGGTTGCTCTTGATAAGTCGCAGCAAGAGTGGGCTAAGCTGTATATCGCGGCTGCAAAGGAAGGTGTTGAACCCCCTAAGCAACGGTCTGTTGAAGAGCTTATTGCAATTGCAACTAAGTTCATCACAGAGTTTACAGGTAAAGCACCTGCAGAACCTTCTCAAATGGGTGGACCTGCAGCTAATCTACCAGAAAAACCTATGTAAGGAATCATGGATAAATATAAGGAAAACCTACAGAGTAGGTTAAAACCAAAACAACAGGAAGATGGTTCGTATAAAGTCGAACCATTCCGTAACTCTCAAGATGCACTTGTTAATGCAGAGTTCTCTGTGCGAGAACGGGAGGTCTTCTTTAATGAAGCATACTCATCTATTTTGGCTGATCTATTCGTAGCTTGGTTAAAGACTGAACCGCATGCTGTCAAAGAAAGAGATTTCCTATATGCATCTGCAATGGCTCTAGGATCGTTGAAATCTAAACTGATCCAGATTGAGATGTACGGAAACAATGCTAAGTTTATTAACTCCCAAGAAGGGGATACAGATGTACAGTGAAGCAGTCTTAGTTCTCGAAAGAGCACAACAGGAGGTTATCGGAGAGATCGTTCGCTGCGGCGCAGCTGGCGGTACAGGTCGTGTAGCTAACTACGCACCTTCTTTGATTAGCCTAAATCGAGCTATTGAGATCTTAGAGGGTATGAAACATACTCCTGAAATCTCATGGGCAGAAAAAATGAAAGCAGCTAAAGCAGCCAAGAAGATGGCTCAAGCTGAATAACGGACACAAGGATAAAAGAATATGCATCTTGACCATCTCTCTACCAACACTCCCGCCTCTGAAGTATCAAGCGCGAGTTTTGATGACGGATCTAAAAGTAACGAGTTGAACGTACCATCTCTTGATGACATTCTAAGGAACTCTCCAGCAGCTAAACTGCTAGGTCTTCCAGAATCTCTCCCAGAAGAAGAAGATGGCGTCCCGGCTCCCGATGATACATCAGATAATGCGAACCCTGATAACGATGAATCGTCGGCTAATGAAGAGGGTGAAGAACAGGTTGGTTCGACTGAGGATGATAACGCAGCAGAGGATGATACGTCTACCCAGAATGCTGAACTACCATCTGAAGAAGATATCGATTGGGACTACAAAGTACCTATTACCATTGATGGTAAAACCGAGTATAAGACCCTAGAGGAAATCCGTAAAGGATACTCTACTGATCAACATCTTTCACAGAAGGGACGCGAACTTGGCGAACTGAAGAAACAGGTCGAACAAGAAAGAACAAATAAACTTCAAGAACTTATTACACTAGGTGAGTCTCTCCACACTGAACTCTCAGCTACCGAAGCTACTCTCTCCACTGAATACCACAAGCTTACTGCAGAAATCGAAAAAGCTAAGGAAGATGGAGATAGTTATCAAGCTAGGGAGTTGAAAGATAAACGCGAAGATATCCAAGAGAAATATTGGAAAGCTCGTAAAGGTCGTGAAGAGAAGATCAAAGCGGTCTCTGACCAGCTGCAAGCTCAACAACAGCAAAACCAACAAGCGTTACTAGAATCGTTTAAAGGTGGTATCAAAGATGCTATCCCAGATTACTCAGATAAAGTTGCAAGTGCTATTCGTGAGTTTGCTATTAAAGAAGGTATCTCGGAAGAGTTACTTTCAGTAGTGTATGATGTTAATGTTGTTAAGTTTATTAATGATTATCGGAAGCTGAAAACAGCTAAAGATACTGGCGAAGCAAAGCGTAAAGCTGCTCCAACTGTCAAATCGGTACCAACTAAAAAGGGAACTCCGATCTCAGTTAAGCAGACACAAGCGGAGCAATCTGCTAGACAAAAGGTTCTTTCTGGACAAGGATCTAAATCTGATGAGTTAGATTTCCTTAAACGTATTTCTTCAGTGAGCAAAAAGTTGTAACAACAATTCTCACTTTAAGGAGTCATTTAAATGGCTGGAAATAATTTTGCTACTGGCGGTCCTAAGGCCGCTGCACGTAGTGCCTCTGCCACTGGCAATGCAGGCAATGTAGGCGAGAAGGAAGATCTCGCTAATTTTATCTCGATGATTTCCCGTGACGAGGCACCGTTCTTGTCAAGCATTGGCAAAACCAAAGCAACGGCAATCTTCCACGAGTGGCAAACTGACGAACTCGCTGCACCTGGCTCTAATGCTGTGGCAGAGGGTG